TGATTAACCCGCCGATGAGCGTCACCAAACTGAGGATTTCTCCCCAACTCAGTCCCCATAACCCATGAATCAAACTATCACCTCAATCTTATTATCCTACCCACCCTCCACGTACATATTAGTTAAGCCGTTACCGTATCTTCCGGGAACATCTTGGCATAGTCCTCTTTGGCGAACATACCGACTTTTACAAACAGTTGGACGTCAGCTTTGGTGAAAAGCCCCATTTGATAGAACATATTAACAATATCATAGCTATACATTTTGTTTTTCCTCCTTATTAGCAGCATTCTGCAACATCAAAGTAGCAACGGTACTCTGCAGCAAAGTAACTTGATTGGTCAGCTTGGCTAGCGTCAGCATTTGTTGCGCTTGAGCCGTTTGGTCTGCCGTAGGTTGTTGAATATTCGTACCAGGATCAGCAGGGTGTGCTGTATCATATTCCTCTTTCGTTGCCCCTGTCCAGGTTTGGGTCTCTGGGTGCCACTTAATCGGGTCGTACAGTCCCGCCCCGTTTCCGTCAAGAGGAGCCACTTTAGTCGCATTAGCCGGCACGACCGCATCATCGCCTATTAAATCAGAGTGCGTATACGTATTGTTTTCATCAAAATAGTAAATTAACATGCGCTGTAACCTCCTTAGTTATGGATTAAATACGCCATCTCAATAGCCGTTCCGGTACCAGCTGCAATCGCTTGGCGAGGATAGGTGCATAATGCCGTTAAATTTTCACTTAGCGAAATGTCTTGTGCTGGATTAACTCGGTAACGAGTTGATAATCCTGTGGCTTTTGTGTATCCGTTTAGAATCGACGATGGAATTGCTACCGCTTCTACAAGTTTCCACGCATCCAATTTAGGATATTTAAGCCAGCTTGTATAAAAAACAAGCAGTGAAAAGTTAACGAAGTCCGCCCGTTCAATATAGGTCTTATCAGATAGAGAAAATCCATTTTTAGCCGTTACAGCATTATTCCATCTGGTAATTTTAAGCGCACTAGGTTGTACCAACGATGGCACATTAAGCAGCGCATCCCATCTAGTGCGCGGGAAAAACTGCGTGTTAGATCCATCTGATAGTTGTGCGATATACGTCATAGTTTACACATCCTTTATCTTAGTAATTTTGACTATTTGCAGAGTGTCCAACTTGGTTTTGTCGGTGTATGACATCAGGCCGTTGGTTTTCTGCGTAGCGTTTGCCGTTGTCGTTGCGTTTTGTCCGGCTGGTCCTTGGGGGCCGCGCGGACCGGTAGCTCCAGTTGCTCCGGTTGCACCGGTTGCTCCCGTAGCACCTTTTGGGCCTTGAATTCCCTGTGGTCCCTGTGAACCGGTTGCCCCAGTAGCTCCTTTAGGTCCTTGAATGCCCTGTGGCCCCTGTACCCCTCGACTAGGTTTATTAGTATCGACACCGTTGATGAACCAATTTCCGTTTGATCCGATTGTCGGTGTCGGACCGGCCGGACCGGTTGCTCCAGTCGGCCCCTGTGATCCGGTTGCGCCTCTCGGACCCTGCACGCCCTGTACGCCCTGAGGACCTTGTGAACCGCGGCTTGGGCTCTTGGTGTCAGTGCCGTTGATGAACCAGTTGCCGTTGCTTCCGATTGTAGGGGTAGGCCCAGCCGGACCCTGTATACCCTGTGGCCCCCTCGGACCAGTAGCTCCTGTAGCTCCCGTATCACCTTTGACACCTTGAGGACCTTGTGAACCGGTAGCTCCCTTAGGTCCTTTGATGTTTCCGATTAACGTCTTTGTCATTTACTCACCTCATTCATTTGTAACATAGTACAGATTACCGTCCGAATCGAGCGAGAATTCAGGAGCATCACTTCCACTCGAAACTGCCCACAAATCCCCGTTGGCATCAACGGTCAGCGTAAAGAATCCGTTTGCCGGCACGGTGACACCGGAATCCCCTCGTTCCCCCTTGGGACCTTGGAGTCCTTGTATACCTTGAGGCCCACGTGCACCGGCAGTCCCTGTTGCTCCTGTGTCGCCCTTAACGCCTTGTGGGCCTTGTGCACCAGTATCCCCCTTATCTCCTTTAGGACCGGTAGAACCTTCGAGTCCCTGCACGCCCTGAATACCCTGCGGTCCGGCGGCTCCCGGCAATCCCTGAGGGCCTTGTGCACCAGTATCACCTTTGGGACCCTGAACCCCCTGGGGACCGGTTTCACCCGTTAAGCCACGAGGTCCTGTTGCTCCGACTTCGCCTTTGTCTCCTTTATCGCCCTTATCGCCTTTCAAGGAGCGGATCCAATCGGTCGCCGTGCCCTTAAAACCCTGGATAACAGCGATGTCATACGCACTTAGCCCGTTAGTTCCGTCTTTTCCGTCCTTACCGTTGACCGCTCCTGGTATCACGTATTTTTTTAAATATTCGTGCAAATCCAGTACGGCATCAGCGTGTGTTTGCGGGAAGAACTGTTGCTCATCGCCGTTTTCTTCCAACTCCATCATTTTTTTGATTTTAGCCACGATTTACACATCCTTTACCTTGTCAATTTTCAGCCGTGTAGATGACGTCACCGTCAAATCACCATCAGGACTGGTCCCTCCTGTAATCTGCACCATGGGCGAAGACCTGACATTATCGCTATCAGTGGCGATGTCTTTGACGCACAAGATATGCAGTTGCGGATCTACCTGTCCTGCTTGGTAAAACGTGTTGAGATTGAGCTGCATTGCATCCAGTCTCGATTTAAGCGTCTCATAGACCGCACCGGATACATCGATACGCGCGTTAATGACTTCGGCATTGTCGGTTTTGGAATTCAGAATGCTGTTGAATTCCTGGGAGAGCTTGTTGGCCAAATTGCGCAACGCTTGCTCCTCGTTGTTTGCATGATTTTTGTAATCAAGAACCGTCTGCCTGTCATCATACACGTCAGCAGACGTCTGTTCTGCAAGCCTGGCCAACGATTCTCTCACGTCAACACCATACATTTTCTGACGCAGCCACTTGGCCAACGTTTTATTTGCCTCAGATACCTTGGATTGATCAACAGGACTATCCGTGGGCATGATATGCGTTGGATCTCTGTAATCGACTGTCATTCTATCCCTCCTTAAACAAAAATTTGATTGTAGCTATAGCTGCAGTCCAGGATGGCACCATTGTACTTGTCCGTGTATTGCCATGCATCGGCTCCCGCAGGCCTGGAAGAAGCACCCCAGCTGGCGACCCACTTATATTTGGCGTGACTGTCAAAGCGGCTGCTGAACCATGACGCACTTGAATAGTCGCATGTATTCGTATAGCCGGCATCGGTCAGCACCTTGTAAAAGGCATCCACCTCAGCAGTCAACGCGGCCTTGTCTTTAGTAAGCGATCCATCTTCGACGTCGCATGAAACCACTGCGCTGGTCGGTACTCCTTTAGCTTTTAATTTACTCAAGAACCACTGCGCTTCGGCTTGCGCATCAGAAACGGATACGGCCAAGAAATAGTGATATGCACCGATAAATTTCATTTTAGCTGCAATGCCTCGGCTCTTCTGCTCATCAAATAGCGGATTGAGATATGCACTGCCTGCAGCAGACCCTTCCGTCAGCTTGATCATCAGACCTTTGACTCCTGATTGATACAAGTTGTCATACCATGACTGAGCCTGACTGCCGTTGTTTGATGACAAATCAATGAACTTGTTCCCAGACGTCCAAGCCGGGGTATTCCCCCCGCTGTTTTCAAGCTGTTTAACTCGTTCAGACAGTTTGGCATAATCGCTTGACAGCTTGATGTAATTGTCGGACAATTGTTGATTCTGCTTGGACAAATCAGCAATTTCCTTGTTGCTCTTTGATTGACGCATTATCAATCTGTTGATCAGTGCCTTCTGCGCGTCGGTTTCTGACCGTTTCTGCGATCGATACGTATCCAAATCAATCGGATTATCGCTCAGCGTTAACGTTGAGTTTGCCACGTCCAACAAATCAAGCGACATGGCAACGATTCTCTCCGTTGCATAAAGTCCCTCTAATTGATTTACAATGCTGACATAACTCCCGCATTCGATCATCCCGATAGTTTCTTCCAGGAAAGACAAATCGATATAACCGGCTTGAAGCTGATATTTAATCGCCTTTTGAGCATTAAGAAAAGCCCTGCCTTTTGCAAGCAGAGCCTGTGGCGTTGTTACGTCTTCCCACGTTTCAGTTTTGACATGAATTCCAAATTGACTGATCAGCTGATCGTCACGCAGATAATCGTTACCTCCATTAACGCTGGAGATCGTTAAGTGCGGACTTGAAACATCGGTGCTGCCATCGTTGTTCTGACGTTCCTGAGTTGCGCCGAGCGGCTTAAGAACAGTAACAATCTCACTTGGATCAACAGTCCGTGAACTTGACACCATGTTATGTGCAAGCTCGATCCTCTGCGGACAATCGGAGGAGATTTCCGGCTCGTAGTCAAGCATTAGCTTGCCGTCCGCATTCCTGATCCTCATTTCTCCACCCAGGCGACTGATGAGCTTGTCTTGTATGTTATCATACGTATCTTTGGTATCATCAGCATATCGATACACGTTATCCGTTGAATTTGTCACCGTGACCGTCCCAAGCGTTATCTGCTTGTAGGACTCGACCTGCTTATTGTGCTCAGTTATGAGAGACTGCAGAAAGTCCTTTGGCGTCGTGTTATGGAACTCCCTCCACGGTTGTACGCTGTCGTGCAGGAACCCTTCCAAGCCCTCACACGTAGCTTGCTTTTCAACCGTACCCGAACTATCCATGCTATCCGTATACGTTAAAACTCGCCCTTCGAAGAGAGTCGCATTCTTGTCCGGACGAGTTATTTTTACAAAACACTTGTAAGGATCGATTTCAGTATACAAAGCATGTGTCGGGTCAATCGTGAAGGTGAACGTGTCATAAGATGAAGTGCTTTTAGACAAAACAGCCGAAACGAGCCGATAATGCGGGAAGATATCCGAGTTAAGCACCTTCTCCGCCCCGTTCCAACCTTCACGAATCGTAATTCTAAACCCTTTTGTCATGGCACTTCCTCCGTCCATTTAAACTTAACCTTACCAGCGCCTTCGATGTTAACGACATTTTCGCCGGGCATCAGCTCCAGGTAAGGATTGACATTATCCCCAGCTTTAAGCGCGAAGACGTGGTCATTGACTGACGCAGACATGGCCGTGGAGCAGGTCACAGTCAACCGAACCCGGTTATGACCTGTATTTATCAACAGAATGCTCTCATGACCGTTAACCGTTACTTCCAAATTAGAGGCTGCATCAAGATTAAAGTAGAACGTGTCCCAGACGTCATCGTAGCAGCGCTTCAGGCGATATGCGTAGCACTGGAAAACAATCGTAACTTTGCAAAAGTCCCATCCTTCTTCGATTGTCGGTGCCGTTTGCACTTCTGCGAGAAACGCATAACCCGGCATCGCATCGTCTTTGAGCAGAATCTTGCCGGTAGGTTTCATCAGCCAGTTCATCAGCTCGGTTAGCTTTAGATTTAAGGTAGACAAATCAGAACGTCCATAAGGTAGTTTGCATGGAAAAGTTACCGTCCTCTCATCATACGTATTGAGTCCATAGAGATTGCTTAGGTCAATGTAGCCAGTGCGATATGGAAGCTGCAACTGTGATTTTCGCTTGGCGGGTAGAGTAACCGATTTAGTATCCAATACACGCAACTCAAACTCGCTTGAATGCCGACCATTAAATTCAAATCCGTATGGCCTAGATTCTTGAGTCAATCGACATCCCCCTTTCCATCATCGTATTCCTTCTGGTACGTTCAACAGCGCCATATCGTTCATAGCTTTTTGAAAAGCTTGAACCATCAATGAAAACTTTTTTCTGCATAATATCATCAAGTTTTGAACCTATGCTCTTAAGTTGAGATGTATAGTCAATGTTATCATTATCCGTCAACGTTAATGCCTGTGATTGTTGCCCTGTTACTGAGGGTACTGATATACCATAACCATTAACAGAACTGAATCTAGTCTGATCAACCATTTTAGCCAACCTCGCAGATGGGCTGTTAGGAGCGACAGAAGCTCGTTGGGCTATCGCATTCAGGAGTAGATTATCTGCATTGTCGCGCCTCGAATTGATCACAAACTCGTCTCCATCTTCTGCGATCCAAGCTAATTGCTTGTTATAGACATGACCACCGTTAGCGTAACCATGACCGTGTCCGATGACAGCAAGCATATCTGATCCATAACGAGCTTTAGCATAGTGGATCGCTGCTAACATGTTATCGTAACCGTTAAAAATATTGCCATGACCAGGAAACTTATAAGCATTGAAAGTTGCTGAAATAGTTTGTAATAACCCTTTAGCCAAGTCACCAGTCAACGTATTAATATCGACATATCCACCTTGTACCGCTTTAGGGTTCCCCCCGGATTCACTTTGAATTTGACGCAACCAAGCCTGTACGTAAGCAGCTGATGTTGGTAAACCGTTAGCGGCTAACGCCTTTTTAACATAAGGTTCCCAACGTTGGGTGCCTTCTCCCGGCGGATTAGAGCCACCAGACTCATCAAACTTCTTTTTGAATCCTTCGAGTGTCTTTCTGAACCAGTCAACAGCTTGTTTAGGTACATATTCGCCAGCACCTTCACCGATGTCATGCCAGACAGCTTCGGCGTTATTCTTGCTCTTTTTGAAAAGCCTCATCAAGATACTTGACGGATCTTTTAGAGCATCTTCTAGTTGATCTATCTTATCAGCTAACCAATCACCGATATCACCTGTAACGTCGCCGACAAAATTTGCCGCTTTGTCTAACCAATCACCGAATCCGTTTTTATATTGCGGTAGTCCTAGCAACATAGCTGTTTGTTTAGCTGGCATGACTGCGTCGCCGGCTTCAAGATGAGTAAGAACGTTGCGTTCTTGCGGTAATTCAACCGAACCATTACGCCTGAAAATAGCTTCTCGATATGTTGGACTTTCCTCATCATTGACTAATGCTAGTGTTGATTTTGAAATACGTCCGCCATTTTTCAAACGTGGAATAAGGTCAATGGTCTGTTTTTTACCACCGAAGGAATGAACAACTCTATTAATACCTTTGATACCACCATTAACAAAGTCAATAATGCCATTAAACCCAGCTTTAGCAGCGTCTTTCATGCCGTCCCAAATCCCACTAAAGAATTTTGCAACCCCGTTCCAAATTCCTCTCCAAGCACTATCAATACTCTTAGCAACTCCGATAATAATATCTTTTAAACCGTTGATTGCTCCCGATCCAGTAGACTTGATACCATTCCAAATATCGCTAAATAGGTTTTTAATGCCTTTCCAAACACCGGACCAGTTGCCTTTGATTGCATTAGTTACAATCTTGATAACGTCTGCTATCACATCTAAGGCGTTTTTTACGATTGACTTCATTATCTCCCAAACTCCATGCAAGACGCCCTTGATCAAATTCCACGCGCCTTTCCAAAGGCCACTGATGATACTCATCGTTCCAGAGATAACGCCTTTGATAACTCCCATTCCTAATTTAACGATCGGTTCCATGATTTTCCAAATCGCTTGAACGACCGTTTTGATTGTATTCCAAGCTCTATTCCAAGCCTTTTGAATGATAGCCATTTCTAGCTCAATCACCGCACGAATAACTTTCATTCCGGACTTAACAATCGGTTCAATCTCTTTCCAGACTTTCTTAACGATCTTTGTAACTTTGCTGAATAGATCCGAAATGTGTTTCCAAGCATCTTTAGCAAATGACACAACTACTTTAGCAATTTTGTTTACTCCATCATGGAATGTTTTAGAATGCTTGTACGCTTGATAAAAGGCCACTCCGACCGCAACTATAGCGGTAGCGATCAACACATACGGATTAACGGCCATCACTAAATTAAAAGCTTTTTGAACACCGGAAGCGATTTTTGTCACATTGGATAATGTCTTTATTGCCGAACTAACGCCCGCCACTGCTTTTTGAGCTGTTTTGAAAGTGATCAGAGCTGTAACAATAGTACCGATTGCGACCCCTACAGCTCTTAAAGCTTTTTCGTGTTTAGTCACTGATGAGGTACTTTTGCCTAGCTTGCTCATGCCGGGAACCAGTTTGTTAACTTTTTCCATTACCCAGTCAAAAGCTTTTATGCTACCAGATATGGCATCTTTCACTGTATCAAAAGCTGCTTTACCGACAACACCAACTATTTTAAATACATTAGAGAACACCGCGCCAACGTTATCGATAACTTTCTTATTTTTCTCGATCGTCTTTGTGACCTTCCCAAATGCCTCCTGAACTGCGCCACTAAAACCGTTAATAGGCCCGGTGATACGATCCTTACCAAAAGCGTCTATGACATTCTTCATGCCGTCAGTGACTGCCGCTTTTAAGTTACCAATCGCACCTTGAAAAGTCTTAGTTGACTCAGCAGCCTTTTTAGCTCCGTCTGTATGTCCAAGCTTCATCAAAGCGTCGCTAAACTCCTCCGCCGTGATTTGGCCGTTAGCCATAGCATCACGGAAATTGCCAGTGTATGCGCCGGCGTCTTTCATTGCTTTTTGTAGTACACCGGAAGCACCCGGAATAGCGTCAGCAAGTTGATTCCAGTTTTCAGTAGTCAGTTTGCCAGCACCAGCAGTTTGAGTAAGCATCATTGCAACCGATTTGAATGTTTCAGCATTACCACCAGCTTGGGCGTTCAAATTCCCGGCGGCTTCTGTTAGCCCCATGTAGTTCTTAACACCGTTAGCGGCTAACTGAGCGGTCGTATTAGAAATGTCGTCAAGGTCATAGACCGTCTTGTTAGCATAGTCCATGACTTGATCAGAGGCCTTTTTGATCTCAGCTTCACCAAAGCCACCAAGTTTCATTGTTGATCTAAATTTGTCCATCGCATCTGAAGCATTCGCCCCTTCAACGGCAACATTTTTTAGACCATCAACAAGAATAGACACACCGCTTAGCGCAGCACCACCAAGAAATGATCCAGCTACAATAGTTTTTAAGCGCGTAAAGCCATTTTTAGTATTTTCGGATTCTTTCTTAATAGTCCTTAACTTATCGCTTGCGTTGTCGTTTAATTGAACTTCAGTCAAGACCTTTTTAGGTAGCTTGTTTAGCAACGTTTCATAATCGATCACTTCGCCCTTTTGCGCTTGAGCCAAGATCTCCGTTCGAGTTTTTTTAGGGACCCGTTTCAAAAGGTTCGTAAAATCGTCTATGCCTGCCTTTTTAGCGTCAGCATCTAACTTTACCTTTTGATCTTTAGGAATCTTACGAAGGCTAGTGATGATCTTTTGTGTACCTTTCTGCGCTTCGCTATCATCAACTTTAGGTGTGATCGTGGCTGTTGGCTTTTTGAGTTCTGCATCGACATCTTTTTTGACATTTTTTGCCTCGCTTACAACTTTATCAGCTGACTTTTTGAATTCGTCATCCATCTTGTCGCCAGTATTTTCACCGATTGCTGACAAAATTTTATTGATCTGATCTCTATCTGATTCTAATTGTTGCATTTTGACATCAAAATCAATAACAACACTTGCATCTGCTGCCATTCACTAGCCCCCTTTCTTTACTTGACCTTGCATAGCTTTGAACATTGCAGATAACGCTGATGTCTGTGCTACGTGCTCTTGCTTGACTTCTTCTTTTTGCGGCTCGTCTAGCGCATAGTAACTTTTAGCTTCTGTCAATTGCTGACGCATCTTACTATCATCAACTTCGCTTAGATCACGCTGTCTAATGGAAATGATACGTTGCATGTACGAATTTTCACTTAATCCATCAAATAAAGCTTTGAACTCTCGCCAGTGCATTTTCCCACGTTGTTTGAGTAGGTTGATTTTATACTCACGCATGAAACTAGCAAAAATAGCTTCTGCGTCTTGAACGTAATCAAAATACTTAATTGGCGCTAGTCCAAACGGGTTACTATTTGGCATATTATTGCCATAAGGATCTGCCGTTATTTCTTCATTCACAGCTTTAAATATTAGCTCATAAAACTCTGGATCGTTAGGTAGATCTTGCTCATCCAAAAAGAGAGTGATAGCATACTCCACCTTTTCCTCTTTTGACAGATCTTCATCTGACGAAAGCTGTAGATATTGAAGAACTGTATCGAAAGCTAAGTCTAGGTGGTAGCTCTTACCATTGAAGATCACTTCATTTAACGGATCTTGCGTTAAACTTAGCATGCCACATCACCTCTAGTGGTTTTTCTTATATTTAGCTCGACGCTCAGCTCGGTTTTTAGCTTTAGTTTCACACACAGCATCATTTGCAGCTTTATTCAATAAGGCAACTAAAGCGATCAAAGCTTGAGTAGACTCGTTGTAGTGCTTGTACAAACGTTCACCCTCGCCTTCACCTAACAACTGATCTAAGGCGTCAATGACGACTACTTTGCCCTTATCGAAAGCTGTCATCAACTGTTCTTTTTGTTCAGCGTATTCTTTCTTGGCAAATTGCTCTAATTTAGCATCGCCATCAAAGTCTTTTGTTGCTTCTGCCACCTTGAGTTGCATATCGGCAACAAGCTTGGCAAATTTATCGTTAAAGATAAGCTCGTATTCTTTACCACCGATTTGGACTGTCTTTTTGTTATCGACTGTTAATTGTTGATCTAAATTAAGTACTGACATAATTAAATTCCCCTTTCTTTTTTCGTCTCACATTTCTCGTCTCTGTTTCTATGTTTTTTAGCCTTGGTTCTTTGGTGTAACTGTCGCTGTGTATGTGCCATCTTCTGTGGGTTGATCGCTCATTGTCAGCTTGCCATCAATTGCAACCGGTGCACCGTTGAACACGATCGTCACTTGGAACGTTTGGCTAGCATTAGCATTACCCCCCGTTGGAACAATGTTTGACAATGTGACCTCTGCCAAGATAGCTTCACCATTATCAATCCAAAGTGCACGAGTATGCAGAGCATTACCGATCGCAAATTGTTTAGTTGCAACATAATCTTGCGCAGCATCACCAATGTGACGTTTACCAGTAACCGCTAATTGATAACGTTTAGAAGTAATTTCAGTAGACCCAAAACCGTTACCTGCATAGTCAGCATCGGATTGCGAAGTTTCATTGGCACTTGGAGTGATCTGCGTAATATCTAACGCTAACCACGCCCATTTGCCGGTAGTGACATCATTTAGATCTGTTGAATCTGTCGTATCAAGATATAATTTATTAACAACGTTGAGCGCTGCCCCCTTAGTTGTTAATTCTGTACCCACAATGGGCTTTGTATTTTTTGCCATCTATACGGCCTCCTATCGTTTTGTGTATACAAAAACGGCGATGTCTAACTCATACATCACCGTCCCTGCTGTATCTTCTAGTAATTCACTCGGCGCACTAGAAACTTCTAAATTATTAAATCTGAAGCTACCATTTCCACTTAATAGCTCATCCAAGCCATTCAAATAGTTGCTGATAGCAAAGAGCTTTTCCTTAGCCTCTCGTGCGCTTTTAGTTTTGATCGTAATCGCATAATTGTACTGCCAAAGCTGATTGCCTGAATAGTCAGCCTCAACAACGTGGGATCCTTGCACAGGTACTAAGCCAATATCGCTATCAGGCGATAAATAAGCTACTTTAAGTTTTAGCCCTGTACCTTTCATGATCGACTTTGCTAACGACTCCTGAAGATCAAGATCCATTCCACTGAGCCCCCTTCACAAAAGCTTCTTTGACTAAGACCATGTCATGCTTATTGCCTTTCAAACGTAGATCCCAACGTCTTGAAGTCCCCGGAGTCGTGTAATTATGTACACGATGCCCCGGAGCACGACCAACAAAACCGTAGAACTGGGCTCTGGCGTACACAGCATTATAGTTTATGCTAGTCCCGTCACTGTTTACAAATGACATGCTCCGCAAATTTGTTGAAGCATCGGTATGAAGCATAGGTACGTATTTTTCCATAGCTTGATGTGCATCATTAGCCGCCGCTTTACGACCACGAACTAAGCTGGAATGACTGAACTTTCTATCTAAGCCGTCACTACTAACATTGACTTTAACGCTCACTTAATTCACCCCTAAACAACTTGTAGTTTGTATTGATAAAGCTCGTCACTGAATGGATCTCTTGACTCGCTGATGTTTGTCAACGTGTATTCAATACCGTTGTACTCGACCTTTGAGCCAAGATGATCCTTTGTCAGTTCAATAAATGGTGTCGTGATCCCAGAATATAGCATAACAGTTGCATTTGATACGATCTGACGATTGTTGTTGGATCCTTCGTAGACAGTACGAGCGTGGACCACACAATTATCTAACTTAATCTCGTCAAAATCAGTAGACTCACCGTAAATATCGTCAGGATCTTCAACTTTAAGCTTCAGGATAATGTTTTGATTGCACATATTTTTTGGTGGCTTTAACATATGTCCACACCCCCAAAAAGCAAGCCTGTTTGAAGAAGGTAATCTAAAGCAATATTATAGATCCCGCCAGTGCTACTATCTTTGAATGTTCCGTCAGTTGTAACAGTAGTTCCATCAATAGACACACTCTTAACAGCTTTTTGTGCCATTTCATACTCTGTCGAAGCACCGACGTCATTTGTGTAATCAATCTGTGCAACTAAAGCCATTTTAAACATCTTTACCCGCCACTCATCTTGATCAGTGCTGATGTCATTTCTAACATAAAACATCTGTGTCGCAGTGTTCAAAAGTTGAACTGCATCATGCTCCAACTTGGTGTATATAACTTCATCAGTCAGCCTACCACCAAGCTCTTGATATTCTGAAAAGCTTAGCATTCAGCTCACGACCTTTCCTAATGTTCTGTACCAGGAACTGCAGCTCCTGGGCCAGCAGTTGTAACTTCTGCGCCTGGAACTAATGCAGGATCTAACTCAGCTTTGTATGCAACAACGCCGATCGTACGTGGATCAATGCCATCAACAACTTCCCAGGTGCTAGACTTGCCAAACTCTTCCATCGTCGGGAATGTGCTCTTAGTTGGTGCAAATGATGGTTTAACTGACGTGCCAGCAACGTGAATCGTTCCTACACGTTTTTGAACAATCGTATCTGTCCCACCATTTTTGATCGGATCATACTTAGTTTCAGTACTTGCCAAAACGCTAGAATAACGAACTGCTCCTGGAGCAAAGATATAAGACGTTGTTGTTGGCTTTTGCTTGTTAGTCAGATCAACTGGGATATCGTCATCAAGTACGATCCGCAAACCATTATATGCTTCAAAAGGCATAGCGCCATTTTGAGGTTGAATAGTTTCGATAAGCCCTTGCAACTTCATCATTGAGTAGGTAGCAGAGTTAACGGCAATTGCTCCAAATGAAGTATCTTGAAGATCGCCCATCAAACCAATGGCTGCAATAAAACCTTTGGCACTGAAAGCTGCGTCTGTTGGCGTCTTAGAAGTTGCATCATAGAATTTGCTGTTTTTAACCTTCGTTACGCCCATAACACCATCCAAAACCGCTAATAGCATTTTCTCATCAGCGCGAGTCCAGAAGCTTGCAAAGCGATTACCGATCGTTGTTTGGATAGGGGCCCCGGAGATCATTTGAGATAATGAAGTGTAACCAAAGGCTTTACTTTGATAAAATTTCAAACCTAGTTGTTTACCTGATGTAAGTTGATCTACAGGGATGTCGTCAGTGTCGGTCCAGTTGTCTGGATCACCAGATAGATCGTTGATAAAAGGTACTGTGATCTTTGTACCTGCTTCCAACAAATGTGGTCCAAGATCCGGATCTGGTGTCAAAATACCACTTTGCACAAAGCGGTTGGTTTTAAGTGCTGTATTTAATACATAATTCCCAAAGACCTCAGGAACAATCATATCTGATAAATGTGTTTCCATAATTTAAAATTCCGCCTTTCTATTTATTGTTATTGCCGAACAAACTTTGCCATTGCGAAGGATCTTTTCGATATAGATCAGTCTGTTCGTCTAATGACATATTCTTAGGATCCTTAGCCACGTTAGAACTAGGATTACCACCAGCAAACAGGTTGACAGGGCCCTTTTTCTCTAGTTCTATTTGCTTTGGTGTAAACAAATAGGCATCCGTCTTTTGAAGTTCTTCTAACTGTTCGGCAATTCCGAATAGCTGACCATCTTCATCAACAGATACCTTGTCTAAATCCAACAGAGCAAGAACCGCTTTAGTATTTTTAGCCCCTGCATCTTTCAAAGCATTAGTGATTGCAAAATCTTTAGCTTGCTTCGTGATCTTACTTTGATAATCTTTGGCAGTTTGCTCATTTTCTTTTCGCAACTTATCAATTTCTTGGGCTAACTCTTGATTATCACCAACAGTCTTCTCAAGTTTCTTCAGTTGTTTGTCACGATCACCGATTTGATTTTGCAAATCTGCTACCTGTTCTTCTGCTCGTGCAAGTTTTCCCTTGATCTCATTTGTCGACTTACCATGTTGAGTCAAAACGGCTTGCACTTGATCGTCACTAAGTCCTAAATTCTGCAAAAATTCTCGTTGCATTATGCGATACCTCCTAACGTATTTATTTTACGTGGAACGCCCCACGCTGATCTGATCGCATAAAAAATAAGCCTTTTTACGACTTGCTTAGGTCAAATATTAGAGTTTTTTATAACAAAAAACACCGGTTTCCCGATGTTTAAGCTTTATCCCAAATCGTTTCTAACTTAACTGCGTTATCAGTTGGATTACCATCAGGTGTATAAGCAGCACTTTCTGTAATGGCCAACAAAACTTTATTATCAAGATAATCACAACTTTTATCAGTAACAGCCAATCTTATTTCATTTGATCGCCTATCTACATATTGTTCAAACAGATTATATAATTCAGGAAACTTTTTCTGAATAAATAAATAATCCTTAGCATCAAAATATAAGTATCCGATTTCCATATTATCCAACTTTTGACTCATTTTTTATCTTCTTTCTTTTGGATGGTTCAATAGTAATTACAAGCCCTGTAATTTTGCTAACAAAAACTTTCCAACCATCGTATGCATATCCTTCCGCTTTATCGCTATCTTCTATCTGGTTACCATTTTTCAATACCTTATTAATAGTATCAATATCCGTTCCGATTCTTCTAATTTGTGTAATTCAGGAAATTTTCTTCGAATAAATTCATAATCTTCTGCATCAAAATATAGATACCAAGTTTCCTTGTCATCTAGCATAACTATCACTTTTAGCCATTATCCACCTCGGATATTTCCTTTATTTCATGCTCTGTTAAGGTTAAATAATCATCACCGTATTGTTCTGTGCCAATAAGATCAATTTCATAACAATTATCGTCTGAATCCCCTGGAATAGTTACTGCCCTAACAAAACCATTATAACGTATCCCATCAACATCCATAACATCTACCTGTTTTCCCCAATATCTAGTTAGATCCATAGTTGTCACTCCTTAGGCTTGTACGGAACTATATGAGTTCTTTTCTTAGAATGATGGATTTTGATCCAATTTGTCTCTTCACCCGAATTATAATCTATCCCAATGATATGGTCAACATAGACTACTTCTTTATTTCCAAAACCATTTTTAGTTCTGTTTAATTTACCCTTACCAGCATATTTGTCCATCAATGCCTGCGGATCTTCATTATCATACAAATAGCTCTTACCTTCTACTCTAGTGGACTCAATATGCGGTGCTTGTTTTTCTGGATTGATTTTCTTACCCCACTGACCGCTCTTTAGCATTGTCTCTACATAAAGCTGTGACTGTGTTTTGTTTGTTTTATCAATTTTAGTTACAGTTTGAACTATTTGTTCACGATCGTACTGCCGTGTCAAGAAGTCGTTATTCTTCACTAGATCACGTAATTTAGCTTGATACCCTCTAATGGCTTGACTGAACTTTCTCTCGCTTGCTACGTCATTTTGGCGTCTGGCAAGATCTAAGTCGTACTTTAGACGTCTGATATTGCGCTCATAGTACCGTTGTTTTTGCTGAATCTTTTGCTTTTCGACCGCTTCTTTAGGATCGTATTGCTTTTGGAAATTATGCGACACACCCTTGATGTACGGATATAGCTTATGCCCACAATTTATACCAAAGCACCCGCTTGGTTTACCATAACCGTGATCATAAATGCTGGGATATTCAGGATCGCATCTGGAGCTTTCTCTTGGGACAATATTGACTATCTTTCCTTGAATAGGGGCACAAGCTGGCCTTGATGCCGGATGACTAGACATAGTCGCTAGTACGCTATCAAAATCTTTCATGCTTTGAATGCGCAGATCATTATAAGTTCTAGCTGCAGTAGTGCGGATTACAGTACGAGTATAACCTTCTAAGCTCCAATTGTGCCCTGCTTTGTCTACCAAATTAGTTTTGATGCCATTATCACGCCATTTATAGATGTTGTCCTTTAAAGCTCTGTCAGGAGTTTTAAGACCTGTTTGGACTTCTAAGACCGTTTGGTTGATAATATCTTGATAAGCTCTCACAGCCCCGTTTTTTGAATAGTTAGTGGATAACAGCGATTGATTGACATTGTTATTGATATCTCTAAACGTTTGAGCAGCATAACTGCTGATAATGCTATTGACTTCTGGACTGATTGGCTTATTTTGTTTCAATGCATCAGATAGTTCAGCGTTGATGTCCTTTGCGACTTCTAACCCATCATCTTTGATCAAATCATAGATATAGCTTTCGGACTTGCCAGAAGTGTTTGAAACTATTTTGATAGTGTCTTTGGTCAGTGCTCCAATCTTTGATAAAGCACGCAAGCGCCACTCTAGAATACTCTCGGGATCATCCTGATTTATCAATTCAGGTCTCGTCGTCTTAAAACTGTCTATCAGCAAATAAAAGATCTTTTGCTGTAATTTAACGTAATAATCAGCTATCTTGTCCGCTTTCGCCAACATCTGTTCTATTTCCATCGTCAGCACCTCCGAACAAGCCTACTTCACCACTTGGTGCAGGCTCACTACTTGCTTTTTCTTCTTCAAGTTGTTGTACCCATTCATCAGCCGTGGCTTCATCTAAGCTGTAATTACGCATCAAAAATTGTTTAATCGGTAATGCGCTTGCTTGTAAAGCTTGTAGGTCGTTTTTAAGTTGTGCATCCTGATCGATAAATACACCATCGTTGAAGTCGATGTTAATATTGACCTTTTGCACATCACCAGTCCAACGAGCTTTCCCATCACTAAAGAGTTCGCCACATTGAGAAAGTTCTAAAATAGCATCAACTAGCTGTGCAATCGTTTTTTCGACCATAGTCAAATAACTTGATCTAGTCTGATACGTCATTGAGTTGTTTGAAACTACTTCTGTTGCAGTTTGTATACCGCTAGCACTTTGAGTAAACGTTCCTTGCGAAAGTCCGATCTCATTTTCAAACTCGTGCAAGAAAAATTCCATTGTGCTTGAATACTGCTCCACACGAATCGCAACAGACATATCATGAAAGCCGATATCACTATCGTCACCGTACATAGCTTGGTAAACTGTCTCATCTGGATCAAACATTGGTGGATGGGTTTCAGTATCTCTACGCCTTGAATTAGCATTTGGACGTTTTAGCCACGACTTAGGAACTACCATGCGTCTTTTGCCAGATCTAACGTCCCAAATAAATTCATCGTGCGTGCGGTTGATTGCGTCTACCGTTGATTTAGCGTTATCAATCAAACCTAACCCCAGCGGACTTTCTAACATCTTGTTGTTAGCTCCGGGAGTCTTGAAGAAAGCAAATAAAGGTTTAACTAACCCTGTTAAAGTTGCTGTTTCTTGCGTATCAGCATATTCTTCAATTGAGCTTAACGGGACTTGCACCCCAACACTATCAGCGCTATCCGAACGGTAAAGCTCATTGGTGATCACATAGTTGCCATCTTGCCATTCGTGAAACTCAAGTAACGTGTAATAGACATTTTTGTCATTTTCTACGACAGTAGTTTTACTTGCGATCGCAGCTTCTTTAACCTCATTTGTGTTTACATGCAATGGATAAAATTGGTCAGCAGTGATCCAAGCAAGTTTTATCTTGTCATTTTGTACATAAGGTCTGATAGCTCCACTACCTAAAGCAATCCATTTCTCTAGGTATTCTTCAAAAGTCAGGTAGAATTCATTATCTAAAAAGACGCGTTCAAGCAATTCGTTTGCTTTCTCATCATCCCCGATTTCTACTTTGCATCTCTCGTTGAAGATAATCGATGCCAACCTTCTTGCAGCTAACTTGGTTACATTGACAGACTCATATTTGCGCATGCGTTTGTCTCCGTAACTATTAATAAATTCGATAGGTCTAAAATCATCAGAATAGTACTTTTTAGCTACGTTTATTCTCGTATATTCGCCTGGATCCATTGCAATCCGTCTATCATCAGTGACTAATGTCAAACTTTTTATCATGCCCAGACTTGCACCGCCTTTCCTGAACCAATTCTTTAACGTTGAAAGCACACTCACGTCATCGCCTCCTTTACCACTTCAAGCCAAAGTCGCGTTCGTTATCTAAGCAAAGATACATAAACTGATCGCAAGTATGATCTTTTTCCTTAATTACCTTAGGATCATCGCCGTTTAATGTTTTTTCATCCCAACGATAGTCACGATGTTCAGACAAAAATACCTGATTGTCGTCAATATCAAGTACAAAAATACGACCTTGTGCAAGAATGTCCTGCACCCGGTCGATCATCTCAACTTTTTTCTTTTTAGCCACTTTATGCCAATGGATGCCAAACATTGAATAGTACTGGTTATCTAATGCTCCGTCTGCGCTATCTGCCGTCAGATTAACCGGATCCATATCGTATTTATCGCATGTTCTTTCAACAAACGCATGCACATCTTGTGCCAATTCCGTTGGCGGTTTTTTATTAACTTTTCCTGCTGGGCTGTAATAATAAGTATCCAACACATATAGATTTCCGTTTACCGATAGTCCATAAGCGCCACAGGTAGTTGCAGATACATCATGACCAATATCCATCGAAAAATAAAGATCGCTTAAATAATCATTATCAGGTATCTCATCCACTCGGTTAAACAACTCGAAGTTATAAACATTAGTGCCTAATCCTACAACTTCTCCAAGATATAGCCAACGATAATAATCTGGATCATTAACCTTGTACTTCTCAATCAATTTAAGTTGTTCGTCATTTGTGAATCCCCACTCATCATCTAGATAAGTTGACGTGTCTACAAAGTAATCTTCATCACGTTCACATTTTTTGACCCACTCATTAATCCAATCATATGGATTCTTAGGCGGATTGTAAGAGAAGAAAACCTTAACTTGATTCGTAAATACTGGTTTCTGACGTATGAACGTCGGTATCGATTGATCAAATACTGTCTGCCCTTTGAAATTTGCAGCTTCTTCAAACCAAACAGCAACCACGTTCCCGACCACGTTCGACTTTAGTTTCATCGGATCATCTGCGCCATAGAAATAAAACGTGCTTCCAGTACGCCTATGCACGATCCTAAGTGGACTAGTATAGAATTTATACTCATCGTAAAGACTAAGCATATCCAATGCCCACTTAATTTGACTATAGACTGAATCTCTCAAATAGCTGGCATTCTCTCGCACACAAATTACAGATACATTTTTTCCTAATTGAGTCCAATGCTTAACCATGGCTACCAACTTTAAACTGATCACTGACGATTTAAATGATCCGCGTCCCCCTTTAGCAACAACATATGGCTTTGAAGTGCACCAAAGACGATAGAAATGAGGATTAATCAGTTTAGACATCTTAATTGTTTGCCCCATCTGCTTCGCCTCCAATATCATCTATCAATGTTGTTTTATCTTCTGCATTATTATCACCAAGCAACTCTTTAGCTTTCCATTCAGCAATATCGGCTTCCGCCTTAATCTTGCGCAACTGTTCGGCAAGGGCAGGATCGTTTCCTGCTAACGGGTATCGTTTCATAATCTCCTTGGCAACGGTAATCCGCTCTTTTAGCTGCGGTTTGCGTTCGACAACTTCAGCACCGTCAAGACCGGCTACAACCACCTCTTCCGTTTCATCCCCACGCAACACCCTCGCATAGAATTCCATTACCTCGCGTGCAGTGGCTATCTTCTTAGATTCAATTTCGGACATTTTGGCATCAATGTAGGATTTTATTCCAACATTTTCCAACAATTTAGATGATTGTGCCTTTGCATAGTTATCAGAATAACCTGCCTTTATTGCAGCCTGATAGGCATTACCATCTTTTAAATACTCGTCTGCAAAAACTCTTTGTTTAGCAGTTAGACCTCTGCTCACATAACACCACCACACCTTCTTTCTGATATTAAAAAAGACAAGGTTTCCCTTGCCCTATCCGTAACTATTCAACACTACTATGTTAGCACCTCATGCGTCTAGTATGTGTCCAGTGTTTGTCTCGCAATCGTCTAGCAATCGTCTAATTTTTATACACGTGCAGATCCGGACAACCCTGCTGCAATTCCAAACAGTCGGCGAACTCGTTGTATGCCTTGTCTCGCAGCTTATAGTACGTTGCGCGTTCACAGTACATAGTCTCAATTATTTGCCAGTTCTCCATGCCTACAACATATCGTTCCTTGAGGATGTGGGATGACGTCTGGGAACAATGCGCAAGCGCTCGTGATACCCCATCGATGATTGCTCTGGCAGCAACGTACTTAACCATCTTCTCTTCGCTGTGATTGCCCCCGCCTCGATTAACCGGCATGTCGGAAATAACCGGTGATGCCAGGATTGATGGACTGGAATTTGCCAAACGCAAAATGCAGGGCAATTTATTTTCCAAGAAATTCTTAACATTGTTGGCAGTTGCTTTATAGTCGATGTTATCGATCTCCAACAGTAAATCTTCCACTACGCCACTCCCTTTGCTATAATGCTATAATATATTAGTTGATTGTTTAGAGAGTGGCTCCCTGTGGAGTCATTTTTGTTTTACATGCAGATTCTCAAAGCATTTTCAAAAAGAAGTCCATCCTTACGCCCCCGTGTGCCGATATATGCTATACTATAGGTACTTGGTCTTCGGAAAGACTCCTTTCAAGCAGACATCCTCTAGGGGATGTCTTTTTTTACGCCTTTCAGCTTGCCAACCACTGACAGAGGATATACATCACCGCTCTCTGCCACCCTTCTCCCTCGCAATCTTAAGTCGTTCTGCCATCTTGGCTCTTTGCTCGTCAGAGTAACGGCGCTTCTTGCCAATCCGGACCGTATATGCGCTTTCGTCCAGATACCCGTCAATCATAACCAATGCCCCGTCTCGGTAGCCTTTCTTGACAGACTTGGACTCGTCAAGCACCGCTTCATACTTGCGTGCGTGCGCTGGGTAGTCAGTGCATATATGCCACGCACGCTCTTTTGCGTCCCAGGTAAGGACGGTTTCCTGCTCATCTATCGTCAGCGGCGGATAACTCTCAATCTTTTTGACTTTCATTTTTTGTTACTCCTAATTTCGTGCGTGTTCTATTGCTTTACTCAAGTTGATGCAGCTTACGAGACAATTTAACAAATCATCAGAGAGAGAAACATTCATCACTTGGAAGCTCCAGCTATCAGGGCCGTATTGTTCGTGTGCTTTAAGCAAAGCCGTGTAAGATTTAATAAGATCGTGCATATCGTTCTTTAATCCGATGTAATTTTTTTGTACTTCGTTCATTTTTCTATTCCCCTTTTAATTTAAAACTGCCCCTCTTCTTTGCACTTATCGTGTATCCTCTGGCGAGGTCTCTGTCCAGTCTTGCCAGCAAGTCGTACTCTAGTTTTGAACTGATAATTCCGTATTTTTTCGTGATGCGCATCTAAGCGCCTCCTTCTCTGCTTCTTCAGCAGTTTCAGCTTTGACCAACTTGTTTGTGATGACCTTGCCGATTTTAATAGTAACTAAGTAGTTTTTCATCTTCTTCCCTCCTTCCGATGCGCCGGCGGAGGACTCGAACCTCCTCATCATGCGATGGACCGTTTCCGGCACGCTTGAGCCTGATTATCCGTATGTTACAACTATTTCCTAAAGGAGTTCGCCTGGTAACGGCTAGCCAACCGATCATCGACTCAAGAACAATCAGTTGGCTATGCACACGTTGCAATTCGATTGCTGGCCATGATGCCCGTGTGCTATCTATGACCCGATTGCGCTACACTTTTCAGGTTTTCAATTGTGAGTATCTAACCCCGTCAACGCTTGCGTTCTCAAATCATAAGACTAATATCTATCGTTTTTCGCCCCGGAGCATATAGGGGCGATGGACCCTGCAGGGCTCGAACCTGCGACCGGACGGTTATGAGCCGTCTGCTCTGCCGACTGAGCTAAGGGTCCGTGCCCATGGCAAATACAGTGTTTGGTTTGCCATGGTGTGATTATCTGATAATGTCCTGCCAGTCATAATCGATGTTGACCATCGGCACTGGCTTGACTTTTTTCGTGGTGCCCAGAATGGCGACATTGAAGTAGTTCTTACGCATGACAACGACCTCAACAGGAATTCCGTACTTTCTCGCAAACAGCGAAAACTTTATTTTAGACTTCTGGTCTATGGCATACTCTGTATAGCCATTCTTGACGTCATACACGTGTTTGATTGAACCGACTTTGTCATATACGACAAAGTCGCTCTTATAAACCGTCTGACGAAGCTTGACTAGCTCCAGGGGGAATGTCTCAAGCAGCGTAAATCGTTCCTGTGTGGTAAACTGGTAGCCGCTCGGCTTAAGATAAAGCTGATAGAAGCTTGCTTCCTTCATCGAATCAAATTTAAGACCGTCGATGACAACCTTTTTTCCAAAGTGAGAAGCAGCATGCGTTCTTCTGTACATAACAATCTCCTATCCGTAAAGTTGATTCTTGAGAGATTCGATATCCGACAAGGTTTCGCTCATGTCAATGCCTGCGTTCTGCTTGTTCGCCAAGTCATCGAAGTTCTCCATCGTTTTCTGATTTCCTGGTTTAGCGTGTTTTGATTTAGCGGTTCTGTTGTTTTTGTGCTCTGCCTCTAGTGCTTCGACATCTGATAAACTTTGCGGTCGCTTATCCTCCCAGGTTCGCAGAACGGCGCATGCGTATTTCCAGTTGCGCACGTTATTGCTCAAGGCTATCTGCATCGCCTTGATGATGATAAGATCAGGCTCCTTTGATTGTTGCTGCCATTCGTTATACGTCTGTCGCATATCGTCGCACAGGAAGCTGCTCATCATGCCGAAATTCTTTTGGTAAAATTCAACAACCTTTCCGAAGCCGCCGCAGTCGGTTGCCTGTTTCTGCTGATCCTCTATGTTAACTACATTTGGTTCAACGGCTTTCTCTTGCGTCTTTGATTCTTCAGTACTTAGTTTATTAGTACTTAGTTTATTAGTATTTAATTGTGGCTGTTTTTCCGTGCACGGTTCCACTGTAGACGGTGATACCGTGCACGGTTCTACCGTGAACGGTTTTTCCGGTCGCGGTAAAGTGTGTTGCGGTTGCTCGTATACATCGTAGTTATATCCGATATGTCCACTTGAGTCTCTGATCATGGTTCGAACTAAATAGCCGTTTTTCTCAAGTTCCTTAAGTGCTCCTTGTATGACGTTCTTGCTTTCCCGGCAGATAGTAACCAACCCAGGAACTGAGTAATCCCAGTCATCAGGCAACGACAGCATCTTAGATAAGAGTCCTATCGCTCTAAGTGACAAGTTCCTGTCCCTTAGATGATGATTGCTCATAACCGTATAGTTCCTGTTCTTGTTAACTCTGAAATATGCCATGACTATCTCTCCTTCCTTTCCGATTCGGGCATTCCACCCGTCCGGTGTCATACGGCCACTGCCCAAACTTCATTACTCAACTTCAATATCCGCAGCACTTGTGAACGCCGTGATTTGCTTCGTCGCCCTGCAGTACTCGCAATGACCGCACCGCTCCGGTTCAGCTCTGCCGGCAATCAGGTCAGCGATATGATCCTGATGTTCCTTGACGTCTTCCAAAGCCTCCTTGAGATACTCCTGATCCTGTTCGGAATTGAAACTGAAAGCGTCATGGTCGCATGGTGTCTGCTTTGACACCGCGAAGATGAACGGCTGGCACTCAACGCCAAACATCTGCTTGATGAGCTCGGTGTATACCGCCATCTGAAGGTAATATCCGTATGCCTTGATGAACGGCACCTTGCGACGCTCATCCTTGTCCCAGAACCCCTTGTGAATGTCTGCCGTGGTCTTGATGTCGCAGAAGTACTGCTTGTCAAGATTGAGACTGTCGATTTTACCCTTCCACTGATGGCCGAAAATATCTCCAGTCACAATCACTTCCTTTTCGCCGACACTGTACAGGTTATTGAACACCTGATCAGCCTCCAGACACTTAATCATGTTGTCGCCGACTTTGTACGGAGCACGAAGCGCACCGCTCTTGGTCATCATTGCGTCCTTGTTTTTCTCGATAAATGCAGAGTGACTGGCCTCGCTCTCAAAGTAGCTGTGCACGTAGTTCCCTACGAGCAGAGCGGTAGGATCCATGACGGGCATGTATTCTCCGTTCAGTTTCGCCAGGGCAAAGGCCTCGCATTTTCGGAAGTCCTTGTAGAGCGACGTACTCATGTAGTCAAAGCTTGTTGCGTTATCGTAGTAGTTTTCCGCTGTAAGTTCCATTTTTCATTCTCCTTTTGAGTATTCTTCTGCCGGATTGAACAAATCTACCGGGCGCGGTTCGCGTTGGAATTCTTCCGTTTCCTGTTGCTGAACGTGTTCCGGATCCATCGCCTGTGCAATCAGGGCGTCAGCCTTGTTCTTGGCCTTGCTGTTTTCGGTCGCCTGCACCTGCTTCTTTGTCTGCTGCATCTGCATTTGTCCGTCGTCATCTTCCGTGTAGAGCGCCCCGAGAGTTTCCGGGAACGCTTCACGCAGGGCATTCACGATGGCCGTCTTCCGGATCATCGTTGCCGGCATGGTCTTCCAGGTTGACTGACCTTTGGAAAATTCACTAAGCGAAATCTCAACCCTGACGGGAATATCCCTGTCTTTGCGATACACCTCACACCAGCCGCCGACAAGCTGATCAAAGTCCGGTACTGTAAAGGCACCGTTGCGGAACTCAACCCCGTTGTTATTCACAACAATTACGCCCGCTTTAAGGCCGTTGTACTGAGGATGAGACTCAGCACGTTTCATGAAGGCCTCTTTCGACGTGATAAGCTGTGCGGGCTTATCTCCGAATTTGACAATGAAGGCCTCATTCAGGAACGGATTAAGATGCTGAAACTTACACAGGTTAAGGAACATCGCAATTTCCTGTCCGGTAACTTCTTTGGAATTGCCGCGGACAAGATAGTCCCTCACGATGCTTGGAGAAAGTGTCACGTCATCGCCGTTTGCCTTGAATGTAATGCTTCTTTGTGTTTGTTGCTTCTGTAATTGATTCATTTCCATTTTTATTTCCTCCTAAAGTGTGCTATACTTAGCACGTTCTAATTTTGTGCCGCCCTTATATCGGGCGGTTTTTTTAGTCTACGTCGATTTTGTCAAATTCAGTCAGCATTTTTAGCAAAGCAGCATGAGGTTTCCACCACTTGCTGTCCTTCAAAATGAGTTGGTCGAACGCCCACAGAACGCTGTGGGCTTTTTTAGCATTGCGGACAAAATCTCTAACAATTTCTTCCGGATCTTGTTCTTCCATAAAATCACCCCCTTACGATGGCGTCTTTTTCGCTATCCAGTTCTTCTAGAAAAGCGGCAATGCAGATAACTCTTTCCGATGCCCAGTTTTCCGTGATGTCTCCGACAGTCCAGAACGTAAGCCAAGCTTCGCGTTCTTTTTTAACGCCTGACAAATTTTTCATTTTTCTTCCTCCAGTTGTTTCTTCAAATCTGCAATCTCTTTATCTTTGATTCTCATCAAAGCACGGTGGTTTTTCTCCATCATTTTCGCTCTGAACAGTGCTTCTTCTTCACTCATTTTCTTCATCCTCCTTGTGCCAAATAATTTCGTGCGAACTATTCAACAAAATCTGCGTGCCTGCCTTAAAGCGTTTTGTATCAGCCATAAGGACTATCTTTGCCGACCTCGGCCGGCCGTCTTTCCCGTCAACTACTTTGGCGATGGCAAATTCTCCCGTTTTAGGGTCGGTTACACCCATTATTCTTTCGCCGTTGCTTGCTGTAATCATTTTATTTTTCCTCCTATCTTGGCAACTTCGCCCGCCAGTCAATCCGCTGGCGATTTTCTTCCATCCACTCTTTGGCAGCCTTGGCAAAGATTATGTTCTGTGAACCTCTGCCTTGACTGGGAATCAGCCAGCCATCAGTCCCGGTAATCTCGTCGCTGAATTTCGAGAAGATATAGAGCGCTACCCACTCTTTGGATTTATTCCCGCAGCACTTTTTGCGGAATTCATCGAGCGACCATGTAATGCCTGACAAATCTTGATTAAGCAGATCATCGATTCTGCTATTGACCAAGTTTTCGACATATTCTTGATCAATCGTTATTTTTATTGGCGACATACTAAATCCTCCTATTCTTTAAAAATATCTAAACTGACATCCAACGCATCTGCTATTTTGCACATGAGCTCAAAACTAGGCTTTTTTATCTTCCCGTTCCGCAACTGATACACTGTCCTGTTGTTTTTTGATAGTCCCATCTTCAATGACAGCTGATTAATACTCATTTTCTTTTCCGACAATATCTTTTGTATCTTATCCCACAACATATTGTGTTCCTCCTCGTTCAATTGTCTATATATTGACATAAATTGTTATTTCTGATATATTGTTTTTTAACAAATAAGCAGCCTCCTAAAATTGTTTATTTGCATTATCAAAGAAAGGGGTGAGTTTATGAGAAGAAATCAACACGTAGTTCCTGCAAAAGACGGCGGTTGGAACGTAAAAGGAGCCGGTTCAAAACGAGCTACAGTCCATACTGAAACAAAACAAGAAGCTATCAAAATTGCTCGTAGCATTTCTCAGAATCAGCATTCCGAACTCATTGTCCATGGTAAAAATGGTCAAATCCAAAGCCGCGATAGCCATGGGCACGATCCTTTTCCGCCTAGGGATAGGAATTAATTTTCGCTAGGCAATAATCGTATTCTGAATCCTTTTGCCAATTCAAAGTTATCGTTAGTGATGACTGCTATTGGCTTAGGATTCTTTTCTTCTGTTTCGATAATTACTCTTGTCCAATTGTCCATTGGATTTTTTTCGTCACGTGTTTCAGATATGAATTTTTCCAGATCGTTCATCAGAAAACCTCCTATGCGATATCTTCGACGGTCAATCCGTCGATAACTTTTTCCAATTTCTCCACTTTTATCTCCTCCAGTCGATATCGTTGAAGTGGTCTTCCATCCATTCCTGGGCCCGTTTCCTCCTATTCGCAAATTTTTTCTTCCCAGTCAATTTTCGGGAAGAATTCCTTATACCACTTCTTAGCCCCGGTAGACAGGATTACAGTTCCTGTTCTCCCGCCACTTCCCTCCTTTAAGGTGCACCAGCTTTTGATTTCGCTGATGTTGGGCTTGAGGAGGCATTCTTTAATCCATGTGACATTCTTTGGGATATCCAACTCCCGTTTGAAATCAGCGACGGACCACGTTTTGACCTCTTCAGCCTGCCGCTTCAGGTCTTCATAATCGACCCGATTGACCAAAACCATGTCCTTTGGAATAGTTATGGTCACTTCAGCTTTCAGATTCTGCATGCCAACCCCTCCTCTCCGACAAACTTGTTCACGAAATACACTTGCCCTTTGCCTGTAACCTTAGGCGTCTTGGTAATCGTTACATGGCCATCGCTATGAGTAATGGCGTTTTCCTTGATCTTGAACAGTCCCAGTTCCATCGCCCGCTGAGTCGGCATGTTATAGCTGGTGCCTTTTTTGCTGATCAGATAACCGTTATCTCTCAGCCATCTGAACATTCTGTTCTGCCCCATCGATACTCCATTCTGATGCAGAATCTTGGCCAGCTCGCCAACAAGAATCGGTGTGTCGCTTGTTGACACTGC